ATACTTGCCAAAACAGGAAATAATAAATATAATAAATAAAATTACAAATGGTGGTGTTATATTAACAAAAGTGAAATAAAAAACCAAACTAAAATCCAATAAGAAAAATAATTATCGGGGTCTATTATTTATATTCATATTTAATAAATATATTGATTAAAATTTTTCCAATCTTTGCCAGCTTTTCGCATATTTTTATGAGAATGAATAGAATCTTTAAGACGCAACATGTTATATTTATTTGATTTTTCTTTAATTCCTTGCTTATATTCTCTTGGAATTTTAACACATTCATCAGTATTATCAAATTTATTATAGAATTTTGAAGAAATCTTATAATCATTCACCATTTTATATATTGTTATGACTAATAAATTTATAATTTTTGTCATTTTTTTTTAATTTATATAAAAATATAAACATAATTATATTTAGTATGTTTAATCTTATTAATAAATATTATAATAAAAAAGAGCTTATTAAATTATATATTCTTCAAAATACAAAAGAATGTAAAAAAAATCATTATTTATTAACATTTGGAGGTACTTTATATTGTGTACCAAATCATTCAAATAAAATAGATACCTTTCCTATTCCCAATAATAAAAAAACTATATCTCGTAATAAATCACTTAATTATGATGAACCCATTTATAAATAAAAAATTGACTTAAATAATTACATTATTTATAATATTATGGAACAATATTATAATTTAAAAGAATTATATAAAGAATGGTTCGAAAATAAATCATATTGGTTTAGTAAAAATAGTAAAATTGATTTATATTTATGTGATAAATATATACATTATATTAATAATGTAAATAATATATTAAAATTTAAAATATATGATAAAAAATTATTAATTTCATGTATTATATTATTGGATCAACTACCAAGACATTATAAAAGAGTCTATAATGATAAAATTGATTGTAATTTTTATTCCAAAATTTCTATACAATTTTGTAAAATAGTATTAGAAAATATAAAAGAATTATCACTTAATGAATTATGTTTTATTTATTTACCATATAGACATTTAAATGATGTAGATAATATTTATAAAATAATTAATATATTTATTGATAAATATAATAATTCAATTGGAGAAGATAAAATAACTTGCAAAAAATATTTGTATAACACTTTAAATAATATATATAAATATATTAATGTACAACATTATTATAATACACTAAATATACAAAAATTGCAAGATATTAATAAACAAATATTTGATATTAAAAGTATTACAAATAATATAAATACTTCAGATAATACTAAAACCAATTTATATTTAAGTATATATAAAGATATTTTAAAATTTGAAGATGAATCAGTAATAATTGTATCATTATCTGGTGGTGTTGATAGTATGGTTTGTTTATATATTTTAAATATTATTAATAAATTGAAACTTAAAAATATTAAAAAAATAATTGCAATTCATATTAATTATAATAATAGAACAGAATGTTTAGATGAATTGAATTTTATAAATTATTATTGTAATCAATTAAATATAGAATTTATTTTTAGAACTATTAATGAAATTAATAGAGAACAATGTATTAATAATGGATTAAGAGATTTATATGAAGATATTACAAAAAAAATTAGACTTGATATGTATAATTTTGGACTTATATATGGACAAAATATATATGTATTATTAGGACATAACAAAGATGATTGTTTTGAAAATATTATAACAAATATATCTAATAAAAATAATTATGAAAATTTATGTGGCATGGATACATTCTCAAAAATAGATAATATTATATATTGGAGACCAATATTAAATATCTATAAAAATGAAATTATATTTTTTGCAAATTCTAATAATATACCATATCTTTCTGATAGTACACCAAAATTGTCTATGCGTGGAAAAATAAGAGATAAATTAAAACCAGAATTATATTCATTAAAAAACGATAATAGTGTTATTGAATCTTATTTTAATTTAAAAGATTATTTGCAAAATTCAAATGAAATTATTAATAATTTAATTATTAATAATTTAATAAATAAAATATCTAATAATAATAATATATATATTGCGATATATAATATAGATGAAATTAATTCTTTTAAATATTTAAATATATGTATACTATATTTCAAAAGATTATATATAAATATAACATATAAAGCAATAATTGAATTTAAAAATTACATTATAGATTATATGATAAATTTTAAAAGTCGTAAAATATTATTAAATAAAAATTTTTATTTAATAATTAATAAAATTGATAATGAATATCATATGAAAATAATTAAAAATTAATATATTATTTTATATTTATATTTATATTTATATTTAAAAATATATCTATATATATATATAATTTAAATATATAATGGAAAATTATAAAATTTTAGATCCAGTTCAATATCAGATAGAATCTCGTAAATTTTTTTTAAAAAAATGTATTTATTCTTATAATACTAATATTATGATACCAGTTCATAAATATCAAATATTATTTCGTTATAAATTCTTACAAATGTTATGTTCTTAATTTATTATTTAATTTTTTCTTTTATATAAAATGCATCACCCCATTCATAATTTGTCCAACAAGTTTCTACTCTTTTAAAATTATAATTACTTAAATAATTATCAATTTCTTCAATTATAGCACAATTTTTATATATATAATTTTTATTTACTTCAGTATATATATAATCAAAATTATATAATATATCACCCATTCCTTTAAGAGCTAATAATTCAGCACCTTGTATATCTATATTTAAAAAATTAGCAAAATTTAAAGGTATATTATTTTCATTATAATAAGTATCCATTCTCTTATTTTTTACTATTTTCTTATCTGTATATATTATATTAGGATGATGTATTTTATGTAATCCTAAATCTAATATTGATGAAGATTGTAAATTATTTGTAATATTTAGTTCATATACACCATCATCTGTATCACAACAAATAAAACAATCTATTTTTATTTTATTGTTTTTTTTTATATTTTCATCTACTAAATCCTGATTTGCCTCTATCCATATTATTTTATCATTATCTATTCCACATTTATTATAATCTTCTAATTCTTCACATTTACAAGCACCAATATGTATTATACCATTTATATTTAATTTATATTTTTCATATAATTGTTTCAAATTAATTAACATAATTATATATATCTTTATATAATTCTTTTAAATGATTTTATATATAAATATATATATATAATACTATTAATTATAATGACATATATATATTTAACATACGACTATAAAAATTCTTATTATATTTTTAATTTAAATATTGAAAATTTGAAAAAAATATCAAAATTTACAAATTTAAAAATTGTAAATGATAGTTTTATTACTTTTAATAAACAAGAGTTATCAAACTATAATAAATTATTCAATAATAATGGATATATATGTAAAATTAATAATATGTCCAAAATATAATGTCACTATTTTAATACACATGAAAATACAAACAATTTAAATAATTCAGTATAATAAATGTATTATTATATTTCATTTTATATTATAATATTTATATTAGTTTTTTCTAATATAATAAATATTTTTACTATTATTTTAAATGATATTGTTGCTCTTATATGTTGCTAATCTTTATTATATATAAAAAATGATTAATATTTTATTAAATATTTATAATGGCACAATTTAATAAAGAATATTATAATTTAAAAGAAAATAAATTGAATAAATATTATATTAGTAAAGCAATTGAAGAAGCTAATAATAGCGATGGTGGTCCATTTGGTGCAATTATTATAAAAGATGGCAATATTATATCTACCGGAAATAATAAAGTATCTGTTTTGAATGATCCTACTGCACATGCTGAAATAATAGCTATTAGAAATGCATGTCAAAAAATACAAAATTTTTCACTCGAAGGATGTACTTTATATACAAGTTGTGAACCTTGTCCAATGTGTTTATCTGCTATTTATTGGTCAAGAATTAATAAAGTTTATTATGCTAATACAAGTGAAGATGCTGCAAGTATAAACTTTGATGATAAAGAAATATATGAAGAATTATTTAAAAATAAAAATGATAGAAAAATTCATATGTATCATATAAATGATACTAATGCCTTAGAAACTTTTGTTAAATGGAAAAATAATATTAATAAAATTAATTATTAATATTCATAATTATAAATTGTTTTTATTTTTACATCATAACTTTAATATATAAAATTATCTTAATTTATTCTTAATACAATGACAAATTAATATTATATAATAAAGTGTTAATATTATAAATAAATTATTTATTGTTAATATAAATATTATTAATGGATTGTGTAAATTAACCACATTCAATCTATATTCATCAACATATACATAATATTTTTCATTAAAAATATTAAAATAATGTATTAAAAATATAATAAAATTATTTATTTCATCTAAACAAAAATCTATATTATAAAATAATAAAAACATCATATATATATATATATATATGATGTTTTTTATATAATTATATTATAGAAAGATATTAAAAATGAGTAGTAGTAATCGTAAATCACGTGGTATATCAAGTATACTTACTAAAAGTAATGATGGTAAAAACCAATATATTTATCATCCATAACTTCGTCTTTATCTCCTGATATATCAAAAATAGAAAAACAATGTGCGAAATTTTATAGGGAATCTTCAAATATGCGACGTAACACATCCAGTATGCGTGCAGCAAAAAAAGCAAGGGAGAAATGGGAAACTATTAATAATAATGTTCATATATTTGATAAAACTAAAGATGATTTTTACAAATTTTTTTATAATACAATAAATGAAATTTCTAAATATTTTGGTTCAAATAATTCATCTTCTGATGATAACTCACTGCCATCTGAGTTAGATATATCAGAAATGAAAGAATTGAAAGAATTACAAGAATTACATATAACAGCAAGTAAAATTTCATTGTTTGCACACGGATTTAAAGAAACAAAACTTGAAAGAGAAGCTTCTCTTATTAGAGCTGTATCAAAATCACAAGTAGAAAAAAAAGAAATTACAAATAAAGATGATATTATTCTACAAGCGCGTAATAATTTACATGATTTTTCTACATTAATAAATAAAATTATACATAATGTAATAGAAAATCAAAACTTTGTAGAAAAATTTGTTATTAAAAAATTAGTAAGTAGTTTAGGTATACTAGAATTATTAGATAGTATACCATCTGCAAATAGTCCACAAAATAAGGAAGGAATATTAAAATATATTGAGAAAATATTAAATTGTATTAAATCGGTAAATGCACAAAGTAATATATTAAAATCACTCGGAGTTGATGTATCATTAATAAACAAAATAAAGGATACAAGTAAAGTATATGAACTTCATTGTGTAGATGGTCAAAATGATTTGAATGATAAAAAATTAATTGAATTAATTGAATGTATTTTCGATTTAATAATAAATTTTATTGTAGATTTAGTTGGTTGTTCAAAAGTGGGAAAAAAACAAATTGAAATTAAAAATTTACAAGAAAGTTATATAATTTATAAGAATTGGTGCCAGTTTTTAAAAAAGAAATCATTAAAAAGTAATAAATGCATTGGAAATCATATAATAGTAGATGATTGTTTAAAACAAAAAGGTGGTAATAAAATCAAAAAAATAAAAAAAAGTAAATTAAATATATATATTGATAATACTAAAAAAACAAAAACTTAAATATCCTTTTTACAAATAAAAAAGATATAAATTCAATCCTTTTTATTTTTTATATAACTATTTTACTCATTTTTTTGAGCCTTCCACCTA